AACATTTGCAAGTTCACCTGGGCGTACACGTGAATAAATCTTTTCGCCGTTCTGGTCATATGCAACCACCTTGCCCTCTTCGATTTTGAAGTGATGACCAAAGGTCGCTTGCACCATATCCACAGGTACTGCAATGTTGTCTTGAATGTACTTAGAACGAGCAAAACCACCGCCGATTAGCTCTTTATGCAATGAGGCCTCAAGAGCATCACGTTGCTCAACAATCGGGGCATATTTTTCCTCAACTGCTTTGATAGCTTCAGCTTTAACTTTCTCAACTTCACCGGCATCCACCAGCTTTTTATCATCGAGATTTTGGATTGTTTGTAATGCCTTTTTAGCTGCCGCTGGGTCTTCAATTCCTTCAAAAGCTTTTAATGCTTTTTCGGCTGCTTCTTTGGCTTCACGATGTGTTTTAGCTTCATTGTTTAAGCGTGCAATTGTTGCTACCGAGTGTGGTGCATCATGTGGCATTTCTTTGCCGTCATCATGAATATAGATCGGCTTATCACCGTCTACTTCCGCATAAACTTTACCGTCGATTGTTACTGTTTTAAGTTTCATTGGTCATCCAACCTATATATACAAAATGGGCATCCGCCCGGATTCGCCGTTAGCATCCGCTTTCGGCAGGCAATAAAAAAGCGCCCTTTAGGACGCTTCATTTCTATAAATGATTATTTACTTAAAGCTTGGCGTACAAATGCATCTTTTGCTTCAAGTAGCTTTCTTAATCCTGTGGATTTTTCAGGCCCGTCAGGAAGTTGCTCATCCATTTGCCGAGCTAAATCACCAATTGGCTTACTAACTTGCTGCAAATGTTCAGGTAAATGTTCATATTGGAAATATTGGATAATAGGGCTTGGCATTTTCTTCTCGCAAAAAAAGCACCCGAAGGTGCTATGGTTAAAAATTAAGTTCTATTTGATGAGTGCAATTGCTTTTAATCTTTCAAAAGTAAAACCATAAATTGCCATGGCTTGAAACCTTAATTTGAAGAAATGGCACCAGAATTCATTTTGTGCTCAGAATATATTGAGCATCTGACATATTGATTTGCTTTTCAGGCATTTGTAGTGCCTTTCGCTACGTTTCCTTTGCACTCCAAACCTTTTGTCTAGGTTCATCACCAACTAAGCGGATGCCTTGAGGACCACCTACATCAAATGTTGCCGTGATAGTCGCTGGACCCTCAAAAACACTACAATTCATTTTTACAGCGGTTAATCCAGCTAATGGAATACCTGTTTCCTCGTCACAAAGAGCAAGATGAGAAGATTTATCTGAAACTCTTTTAAGTACCAAATGTCTAACTTTTGATTCACTCATAAGCCAAACTCCATAAATGACAAAAGCGCCATTTGGGCGCTTATATAGGTGAAAATTGTGTCTTAAGTGAGTTTAGAATTACCTGTAATCGGCAATAATTACTCACAGTTAAATCCAGTTCCAACAAGGTCTTTTTTCAAATTTGAAACGAGATTTTGTTGTTCCTGCTGTTGTCCACTAAGATAATTTTTATCTAGAGTCTCTGCACCATCAATAGATTTATAAAGCTCTTTAGATTCCTCTAAATTGTCTTTTAAAAACGTGGTGAGGTTTAGTTTCGCCTGGGCAGCTCTACATAAATTATTTTTAGCTTCTAAACCTTGAGTAGCCTGTTTTACTTGACCAGTTGCAGGATCAAAAGAATATGCATTTGCCATTGCTGACTCCAAAGCTTCAGACAATCGATCATATTCTTTAAGATATTTTTGACTTGGTTCAGCTAAACAAGTGATGGAAATTAGGGTTAGACATACAAAAGCTATTGTTTTCATATTGTATAAATTCTGATGTTTTAAAAAATATAACATAAGAAAAATTACAGACCCAACTTTTTAAAAGCTTTTTCATCCAACTTTCTCAAATCATCTAAGCTATAGAAACGGCCTTCAGGATCAAAGAACTTATCAAAATCAAATTTCCCATCTTTATAGAGCTTAAAGCGCTTTGGCCCTAGCCACTCCCTTTGAAAGAAATCATCTGTTTTCTTAAAGAACTCTTTGAATGTGGTGTTTGCATCTAACTGTCCTATTAACTGGCTTCGCTCTTCTTTGGGGATGTCTTTAACTCTACGTTCGTCCATTACAAATGGCCGTTCGCCAACAAGTTGACCGTCCTTCTCGACCGGAACCAAGATACTGCGACAGTTAGGATGTAACGGCGGCACTCGCTTTGCCGGATCATTTATTTCCCACACTGAACCATCTAATGAAGCGCAAAGCTTAGAAGTTCGTCCATCTAAAACGCTAACAAATCGGACATATTCAAAGCCAATTTGGTTGAAGCTATTTAGATAGGCTTGATTAGCTACATGACTTCGCACAGTTCTTACCGTTCGCTCAATATCAGTTTTGGTACCATTTAAGATCCCATCTTCATAGTTAAGCCGTTTGGTACCACGAATACGCTGAACAATTTCTTGGTTAGTTTTGCCTGAATTAATACCATCTCGAATTGCATACTCAACCTTTTGACGGGCACTTTCAGCAATTCTTGAAAGCAGATCATCGACAAGAGCGCCACCTGCCAACGGAACTTTTTTAGCGGATAAGAATAGTTTTTCCCCATCAGGCTTATTAATTTTTGCTCCATAGAGCTTAGCTACGTAATTGGCCTCATAAACAGCCAGCGCCGTAGCAGAAACGGCAAAAGCTTCAGGTAATGCTAAATTAACACTGGCAAACCATTGGGCAATCAAATCCCTAATTTCCCTTAAATTTGAAGTTGTATATTTACCACCAGCTAAAGCAACTTTCTCCGACTCATTAAGCTCATCCAATAAATCCCGAAGCTTAGATAGCATCTTGCTCGTATCATCATTGAATAAAGCCAATAACTCATTTACCGTTTTTGATGAAGCACGATAAAGATAGGCCTGGTGCTGAGTGAGTACTTCAAATAGTTTTTTGATATCTGTTGCCATCTCACTCTACCTTTTGATTTAAAGTCCCATCTTGCTCTGCTTCAACATTCTGAAGCTCTTCTTCATATTTTTGTTTAGGGAACATACCTGTTTGGTTGTATTCCCACCATGATTTAAATGAAGATCGGCCTTGTAGAGCTGCTTCAAATAACTGTCGAGCTAACTCAGCTAAATAACCCTGTTTGTTAAATTCTTGACTGATTTCGAACATCAAATCATCTTTAGTTAGAACATCCACATTAGGCGTTACAAACTTAGCAGCCCATCGTAATGCTGCTGACAAGGCTTCATTCATATTAACGACACAGAGCGAAAGAACTGAATGCTGAACGGCGTCATCACTATTCGCTTCGGTAGCGGTCTTTTTACTTCCCGAGCCCTTCTCAATTAAACGCGCCCCCATCTCCTTCATTTTTTCCCACTTATCTTTCATCGCTTCCCGGGCAAGAGTATTAGGGTCGGCTTGTACAATTCCTAAACCACCATTTTCAGGTAAAGGCAAAAGTACTTTCGCTCCAATGTAGATGCCACGTTTCTTGGCTTGGTCATACCACTCCCAATTAACACCCTTCGCATAATATTGAGGTTGCCCCATATAAAAAACGGACTCTTGAAAGTCCGCACTGTCTCTGTAATGGGCTAAATTGAGATTAGCCAAAGGAAGTAATGGTGGCTTTTTAATCTCTTCTGAATTATCAATTGCACCTACAAATGTAAAAGGTATATAGGTCCAGAAATTCCCGTTGTAATCTGTTGGAAACTTCTTCTCTCCGCCAACCCAGTTACCCTTTTCACCCTTTGTGTACACCTGAACGGAATAAATATATTCCCCATTTCCCTCTTGCTCTAAACGAAGTACACGATATTGCTCTTGTTCGGTTTTACTAAATCCATCAGCACCGCGCTCAGACTTAAATTCACGTATAACCACTAAGCAAAGCTTTTTCTGGTTATCGATCATTACTGAATCCCAATTCACTACATCAAGGGCATTTAGTAAATGAATCATCGGATAGGCTTTTTGTGCTTTAAATTCCGCTAGATTACGAGCTGGCGGCACATCAGGATAATCTACATATAAAGCACAACGATAATGCTTCAATAAATGGCGAATTCCATTTTGAGCCAATTGATAAGTACTTAAACCAGCACCATTTGCATTACGTTCTAAATGAGCAAGTTCCGGAGGAAATTTAAAACTTGGATCGGTTGCAAAAGCTGCACCAACTAAACTATTTAATGTAGTCCCTGTTACTTCATAAAAGACTGCACGGGTAAGATAAGCCTCATAAGCGCTTTTATTTGCAGGTGATTTATCATGTGCATTTGGCATCGGCAAATATTTTTCACCTTTAGCCTTAACTGCATCTTCACCTTCACAAACATCATCAAGTTTTTGCCAGTATGGCAAGTTCTTAACATATTCAGCATGTTGAAAAGTTACATCACTCATCGAGCAAATCCCATATCAGCAAAGAAGGCTTCAAAACCTTCATGTAATTCATTAAACGCATCTGAAGCTGCATCCACTTGGTCGTCATGTGTGCCATTAGGAAAATGACGAAGCTCATCAATAAAATCCTTATTCCATTCACCTTTGAGCATTCGTACATTTCCTACGTTAACTTGGGCCGCAAATGGTTGTGCACGTGTAAGCTTGTCACCTGAAATTGGCTTAGCTATCACGCTATAACCCGCAAGAAGCTTCACAAATGAACTAGCTTGTGATTTACCAGCTTGACCGGGATCTTGTGGTAGACGCACAGAAACTTTTTTCCCATCTATTTTTGCTGTTTGTTCTAAGCGCTTATTCACATTGTCAGGTCCAAGCTGTCCTCTAGTTACATCGACAATGTAAGTAAAACCATCTGCGCCTAGAGCTTCTCGCACACCTACTGTAAAGTCGCCCTCATTTTCGGTAGCCCCAAAATCCCAAGCCCTAACTTGTTTCACTACATCCGCAGGCAAAGCATCAACAATTTGAATATTGTCGGGCTTAAAAAAACCGCCTGCTGGCGGTGATGGCATTTGTCGGTACTGCCCGGCAAATACATATGGTGCTGCTTGCTCCATTAGCCTCAATTTTTGGATATTGTGTTTTGCTGGCCACAGTGCGGATCCGTCTTCCTGAATAGCTGAAAGACATAGATGCTCCCACACTTCACCGTTACCACCAGCTACAGGAACGCCGTCTTTTCTATCACCTAGCAACCATCCAGCTAAATCATCTTCATGAAGTCGCTGCATAATCACAATGATCGGCGTATCTGGCGAGTTAGTACGCGATTCGAGTGTGTTCTGAAACCAATCAATTACCCCTTCTCGAATAGTTTTTGATGAAGCTTCATGTGCTTTATGTGGGTCATCAATAATAATGCAGCCACCAAAGCCTTTACGAAGTTTTCCTGCACCAAAACCAGTAATCGTACCGCCTGTACCTGTCGCATAGCAGACACCGCCTTGAGAAGTTCTCCAGAAGTCTTTAGCCTTACTATCATCACGCAATGTAAGCTCAGGAAAGACTTTTCTATACGCCTCTTCTTGTACAAGAGTTCGTATTTGGAAGGCATTATTTGCGGCAAGCATTGCCGAGTAACTGATATGAATAAACTCACAGTCTGGATTCTTACCAAAACACCAAGCCATGAAATTAATTACAGCAATTTCAGTTTTAGAATATCGTGGTGGAACGTTAATAATTAACCGCTTTATCTCTCCGCGATAAACTTTCATTAAAGCTTCGCAGATTTCTAAGTGGTGCCAATTTTGCATCCATTTATAACCACGGCGCTCCTTAAACATGTACCTTGTGAAGAAATATAAATCTTCTTGCGCCTCGATCCGGATGGCTTTATCCCGAGCCGCATCAGTACTCATCTAAGACTTCCCTCCGCGCTTTTAAGTAATCTTCCATTGGAACTGGAATTTCTGAATTAACTGTTTGGACTGGTCCGCCGTCTTTGCCTGTAATTTCTTGGCGATTAGTAAATTGACCACCAATGTCTTTAGCGGCTTGCTCAAGAATTTTTAAGGCTGTTTTGACGTTTCTAGTCTTCTCAAGTTGTCTTTGGTATTGCTTCAATCGGTAGTACTTATTAGCAATTGGAATATCAATTAAGCCTTTATCAAACTCATCTCTGGTTTTTTCAAATAGTTCGACATACTTTTTGCTTAAGTTCTTACCAGCAACCTTTGTAGGGTCATAAGTTGCAACTTGAACACGATCTATATCAACGCCAAACTCTTGTTTTACGAGTTCAGCCACTTCTTGAGGTGTATCACGACAAGCAAGAGACTGAACTATAAAGATTTTCACAGGCTCTTTTAGTGTCGCCATAACTTCCTCATCGTATAACTACGTATAACAAAATGGGCAAAAAAAAGAGCCATTAGGCTCAATTGATTACACAGTTGCCGCAGCATTTTGAAATATCAAGATTCGAAACAAACGGCGGATTTTTTGCGACTTCAATAAGTCGCTTAACATTTTTGCTTGGTCCATAACGTTTAACTACGCCAATAAACTCTTCAACGTCATGACCAGCAAGATAGTGCTTAGGAAGACCAGAACTATCGCTATAAACAATTTCTCCGTCCTCGTCTCTCATCACTCCAATGTGGTAAAGCTCATGTTCAAGTAAGTAACAGAACTCTGTATCGTTTGCACGCTCACAGAAAGAAGCGTCGACAGTTATTAAATAAGTAGGTACAAAACCAAACCAATCACGCATCTGTTGCTCTTGTCGAGCTTTACGCCAGCCACCAACATTGAACATGACTTTTTCGCACTGGCCTAACACCATAGCTTGCTTGCTTTTATATGCAGAAGAGGCCCACGCGAATGCTAAAAACTCGTCATTATCATGAAGCAGCTCAGCAATATGATCATGATCTGGATTATAAATAGGACCCCCAATAGTTAAGTAATTAGCCACAACCCATTTCTTTAGGTCTGGAGCCGGTATTAAACGAATTGCTTCCTCTTCTTCGGCCTGATCCATAAAATCAGTTGGAGGAAATGGTCTGATCTGATTCATCTTCAATTCTCGCTAATTCGCTTTTAATCCAATTAATTGCATAGCCTGATTCAATTTGGTGAGGCTCAAGACGCTCAAATACATAACCTCGGTCTAGTGCTAGATCATACTTATTAAATGAATTTGCTATCTTTGTGCCACCTCGGCCAACTGCCCACGGACTGCCAGCAATTTCTATAAGAAGATTCAACTTCACAATATAAAAATCGAACCGCCAATTTTTGGTTGATTCAAATTGAAATTTTCTTCTATAACCAATTCGATGCTCTTCTAGCTCTTGAAATAAAGTTTCTTCGGCCTTGAGATATTTTTCTTTAGCTTTAGGTAGCGGTCTGGATTTAGGCTTGGTTTTAGGTTCTTTTTTCCGAGTAAGCCAAAAGTATTCTGTAGAATCCATTATTCTCACCCATTAAAAAACCGCCACTTGGGCGGTTCGTATTATTCATCTAAGGTTGCTTGAACCTCTTTAATATATTTAAGTAAATTATCTCTACTTAACTCGCTTAAATCCATAACACCATGGCCACCACAATTGCTTAGTATTGCCACAGCAATTGCTGCTTTACCTTTAATTTTTTCACATTCAATTACTGCTTCATATTCAAGGTTATTCATTGTCATTTGTTAGTTTCTCATTTTATAAAGTGAGAGACATTAATAATATGAAATTGGCAATTATTCAAGCACATACTTAAGATCATCAGGCGTTTCCAAATAACACCCTTGTTTGTTGCACCATGCATGAATGTCGTTTAGGTATTCAGCGAATTGAGCTGTACTTGCGTCTGTCGTGCTCATTAGCTCACATAGGCCGTTTGCCACATCTTGATAAAGAGGATGCTTAGAATCCTTTAATTCTCTTACAGCCTTGAATGTTTTTTTGTATTGGCCAACGTCATCACGATCATAGATCTTTGCTAAGAAGTTCTTCTTGAAGAACAGATGTTCGTAGTCTTTATCAGTACCTTGACGTTTAGCCCATTGATTAAGCCACATCCAGTACAAACGATTTTGAGCTTTGGTTCTGTCTTTCTCTTGAGGCGCAATCAATACGACTAAGGGCTTCCCTTCACTCGCTGCCTTTGCATGATTATTATTCAGATAGCCAATTACATAGTTGATGTCAGAATGGTTCTTAATGACGAATCTAGGTTCCATTTCAAAACACCTCATCATCTTTAAGATTAAGCATCCGCTCTGTTTTTTCTAACCAACCATCAAATAGAGCTTCTGATTCTTGCCTTGTGCCTAATTCAAACTTATCGAAAGCAGCATGGCAGGCGTAACAAAGTGGAACTGTATATAAATCACTTGCCTTGATACCACGCCCTTTACCGTGTTTTGAGCTATTAGAATGAGCCGCTTGTGAGTGAGGATAGCCGCATCTAACGCATGGTAGCGCTCTTATTTCGTTTAGCCTCTTTGTCGAACGCATTTTCTAGGTTCTCTATTCTGGTTCTGAGAGTATTTACTTCACGCTGACATTCAGTCTTAAACGTATGGCTGCTGAATAAGTGGTTATAGTTTTCTAACCGGCTAAGATTACGTTTATAGATTTCTAAATTCTTCTTCGCTTCGATTGTGTCCATGTTCACACATCCTTAACTAATCTTTCAGCTACCACGATTGATACGTAAGATGAGTGGTTTACTCGTCCATTCTTAATAAACTCAACCTTCATGTGATTAAGTGCTTCAATTTCTTCTTCAAAAGCTTCGATCACATAGGCATCTAATTCTTTATTAAAATATGGATCTGCCAAATAATCAGATAATGTTTGCCTTGTATCTTTTGAAATCTGATTAACGAAATGACGTCTAGACTTTTCGTTATTCTCTTTATAGAAGTCACTTGTGTAATCTTCTGGACCAGAGTGATAAATCATTTCATAAATAATCATGTTCACCCCAAGAAATGCCAGAATATCCAAATTATTGCAGCACAGAATGCAAGCCAAATGCCGACCTTAAAACCATTAATGAACTGAGGCTCTTCAAAACCTTCCATGAATTCTTCATGCAGTTCATTGTGAGCAGTGTTCCACTCATAAATGTCTTGCTTCTCTTTGGGAGTCATATAGATCTGAGCTTGCTTTTTGTATGTGCCTTAGCAATCAGTCGCTTTGCTTTCTTTTGTTTTCGATTCATAATCACCCCAAAAAAGAAAACCCCGTCAAACGACAGGGCTACAAACACTTAATCTTTCCACACTTTCTGCATTCTTTCTGATTGAACATGTCAGATTCATATTCCCAAACATGAAAACAGAATACTTGCCTGATGATTCGGAGCATGTGAACCTCCAAAAAAAGCCCTACGTTTAAGCATCGACTAGCAATCCAGTCCAGCACATCGTAATCCAATGTTCTAAGCTTGTAGGGCATAAAAGCAAAAAGCCCATCAACTTAATGACAGGCTTTGATCTAGTTTCGCCTTCTTGCTTATGTTGCAAGGGTTACTGCTAGGTAATTAGGTGAGAACCCTTGAGGCTTACAGACTATTTCACTCTAGGGCGTATTTAATCTCGTTCGGCGAAAGACGCTGTAAGAATCCATCACCTAGTGAATCACGTATAGAAAATCCACTCTAACACAAATTTAGCACTTCGCGTCTGGACAGTCAAGTGATTATCCTGCTCTCTCACTTTTAATGAATGAAGCCTGCCCGCGCATGTAAGCAATGCCACAACGAATATCTTGATCTACTGAAGCTTTGCTTATTCCGCGTCTAAGTGCAATTTCCCTCAATGAATATCCACTAACATAATGTGACCAAACTAGGTCCAACCACTCTTGAAGGACTTCACTTGCATTGTCTTTGATATCCAACCATAAGCGCTGAAAAGCACGAGCCTCATTGTCATTAATCAAACGCCCTGATTTCTTTGGAGTTGGCATACGCCCAATATATTCACCATCATTCATGTAGACATTCAATAGCCACTCACGTTGATCTTGAGTAAGCTTCTTATCAGGTGTTGTTTTAATAATGGTTAAGCGGTTATTTGGGCAAGCATCACACCATGCACCAAATGCTCGTAACCATCCTTCCAATGTACGTTCTTTCCAATTCACTGTTTGCATAATGTGATTTACTGCCGCATTCATACCGTCACCCTTACTTGCCGTATTTCTTAATATGAGTTCTAACTTTTTCTCTGTTGACTTCTCCGCTCGCTATCTGTTCATACATTTTTCTGGTCTGCCAAATGACATAAATAATGAGAAGGGGAGAAAATAAAATTCTCAGGATGATTAGAAGCAGCTTTAAAGAAGCTTCTGCATAGTCCTTGAGGTCACACCAATGATCTTCAAACCATCCCTTTAGAAAGAATCCTTGCCATTGGAGTGTGAGCTTTAATGCATCTACATCTACCTTTGATTTCATACCGTCACCTACTTACCAAATACCGTCATCAAAACTATTGCCACCATAAGTACCGAAAAGATAATTACTACTGCCTTGTTATGGTCCATCACGCCACCTTCTTCCCGTTCATTCCCCAAATCAACATGCCTGCGTCACGCTGTTCTTGATTTGTTCGACCTTGCCAGCCAGTTATCTTGTTAAACTGCTCTGCATTGAGTTTTGATTTAGTAGGCTTCACCAGTAAAACTGCTATACCCATTGCCTGTGCTATTTCCGCCAACAAGATTCCAGTCGCATGATTCATCCCAACACGTCTAGCAATTTGCTCGTTCACTTGTCTGTAAGCGTCCGCTGAACACACCTTCTGAATTCATCCTATAAGCCTTAATTTAGTCCCCACTTAGAAACAAGTGGGGACTTAAATTTATGACTACAAATAATCAGACATCCATCGCATCTCTTGCGAAAAAACGAAGAACATACAGTGCTGAATTTAAACAGCAGATCGTTCAGGCTTGTAAAGCACCGGACGTTTCAATTGCTTCGGTCGCTTTGCAACATGGATTGAATACAAATCTTGTATCCAAATGGATTCGCTTAATTGATGCTAAGCCAGGGAATGATCGCTCACCACTACCGAATAAACCTGCATTTATTGCCTTATCTTGCTCTGCACCATTAGATCCTACTCCTACTGACATGTTAACGGTTCAAATTACTTTACCCCACTCAAAAGCAGAAATTGGCTTGAAATGGCAAGTATCAGAAATATCTGCTTTAGCAGAATTACTCAAGGCACTTGCAACATGATCCGCATTGATGAAATCTGGCTTTCTACCCAACCTCTGGATATGCGAGCAGGGATGGATACGGTCATGGCGCAGATTATGAAAGCCTTTGGCTACATCAAACCGCATTGTGCTTACCTGTTCTGTAATAAACGTGGCCATCGCATGAAAGTACTGGTGCATGATGGACTGGGCATCTGGCTGTGTGCCCGGCGGCTGGAACAGGGCAAATTTCACTGGGCTAAAGTTCACCAGGGTGAAACCGTGGCCCTCAGCCCGGAACAGTTACAGGCACTGATCCAGGGTTTGCCCTGGCAGCGCATTGGACGACAGCAAGTGGTAACAATGCTCTAAACCAAGCTCGGCTATTCTGCTATTCTCCAAACGTTCTATTTCCTCTGCGTCATGACCTCAGGCATACTGCGGTCATGAATACGCTGCCTGACTTAAGCCAACTGACCCATGAACAACTGCTGGAATTTACCCGGCAGTTGGCGATGCAGCATCAGTCTCTGGCACAATCAAATCAAGAATTAGAAAAATCAAACCAGCAATTGGATGCCAAAGTTCAGCATCTTTCTATTCTCAATCAAAAATACGAGCATGAACTGGCGCTGTTTAAAAAGCATAAATTCGGCAGTAAAAACGAACATCTCACCGCAAAACAAATCCATCTATGGGACGAAGCGGTCGAAGAAGATATTGCAGCCGTTGATCTGGAATTAGAACGATTAAATGCAGATAAAACCGATGCAGGGACACAGAAAGCCACAGTCAACAAACCTAAACGTCGACTGCTGCCCGATCATCTACACACCATCCGTATTGAGCATGAACCTGCATCAACCCAATGTGCTTGTGGCTGCCAACTCCGTCGTATCGGCGAAGATGTCAGTGAAAAACTGCATTTCAGACCGGCACAGTTCTATAAGGAACAGCATGTGCGTGGTAAATGGGTCTGTGATCAGTGTGACACCCTGACTCAGCAAGCGATGCCCGCCTATGTGATTGATAAAGGCATTGCTTCACCTGAATTGCTCAGCCATGTGCTGGTATCGAAGTATGCCGATCATTTGCCGCTGTACCGTCAACGTCTGATCTATCAGCGGGCGGGAATCGAACTTTCTAGATCAACTTTATCTGACTGGATAGGTCGCTGCGGTGTAGAACTGGAACCTCTGGCCAATGCCTTAAAAGAGGTGGTGCTGCAACAGCGGGTGCTGCATGCAGATGAAACACCGGTCACCATCATGCGGATGGGTGAGAATAATAAAAAACCGAAGAAAGGTTATGTCTGGGCCTATGCCACCACACAGTACAATCCAGTTCAGGCGGTGATCTATGACTTTCAGGATAGTCGTTCAGGCCAGCATGCTGAAGAGTTCTTGAAAGGCTGGCAGGGCTATCTAGTCTGTGATGATTACAGTGGTTATAAAGCACGTTTTAAATCAGGCCAGGTGATTGAGGTGGGGTGCATGGCCCATGCACGTCGTAAATTCCATGAACTGCATGTGACCGGGAAAAGTCAGGTTGCTGAACAGGCCTTAGTGCTGATTCAGAAACTGTATGCGATAGAAGCAGAACTCAGGAAAAAGACCGATGGTACAGCGGAAGACCGCCGCGAATACCGACAACAGCATAGTCAACCAGTGATGCAACAACTATATGAATGGCTCAACCAACATCATCTGATAGTGCCATCGAGTTCTCCTACCGCCAAGGCGATCAATTACACTCTGAAGCGTTGGCCAGCCTTAAGCCGCTATCTGGATGATGGCAATCTACCGATATGCAACAATTGGGTAGAGAATCAAATGCGTCCCTGGGCGTTGGGACGCAAGAACTGGCTGTTTGCAGGTTCGCTGCGCAGTGGTCAGCGAGCGGCAAACATCATGACTTTAATCCAGTCAGCAAAGCTGAATGGCTTGGATCCGTATGCCTATTTAAGTGATGTGCTGAAAAGGTTACCGACACACAAAGTGACCCAAATTGAAGAATTGCTGCCGCACTGCTGGAAACCTAAATCGAATTAAAAAATAGGTATGGGATTCAGCGGACGCT